TATGTACTTACGCCAACCTCGGTAACAATTCACACCAATCCTGCTGATGCTGTTTCAGGTGTAAACCCAATCACGCTTACTACCGCAGGTTCTGGAACGAATTCGCTCGTAAAACTCATACCTGCTACAGCAAACATTGGTCAGACCAGTAACATCACAGCATCAGGTCTTTCCGTAAACTCACCATCAGGAAGCGGCGCGGCGGCATCGGCAGTCGTTGTAGGTTCTGTTACTGGAATTACAATTACATCAGGTGGAACTGGATATACTACGCCTCCTCTTGTTCAATTTAGTCCACCACCAAACCCTCCTGTTAACACAAACCAGCAATTTAGAACAGCGACTGGGTATGCAACAATTGTTTCTGGTGCTGTAACAGCAATTACAATTACTGATGGTGGATTGGGTTATTCAGGCGCACCAACAATCTCATTTATTGGAGCAAATACAACTGGTGCAACGGCTAATGCATCTATAACTCTATCATTTGTATCTTCATTTAATATTGTTTCTGGAGGATCTGGATATACAACTCCACCAGCAGTAAAAATTACTGGCGCAGGGTCAGGAGCAACGGCTATTGCAAGCATTTCAAATGGTCAGGTCACAAGCATAAATGTTGTTACGCAAGGTTCTGGATATGCAACCGCTCCTGTTGTTTCTATCACGCCATCGACTGGCGTATTTATCCAATTCTCAAGCACAGGAACACTTCCATCTCCTTTAGTGGCAGGCACAACATACATTGCACAGCCACCTCTGAATGCCGCTAGTGGAACATTCAGTGTTGTTGATCAATTCTTTAACCCTGTCAACATTACTAGTAACGGAACTGGAACTTTTTATGTTCAACTTAGCAGGGCGTTTTCTATTGGATTTAATAATCAGTGGGAAGGGACATTTTCAGGACTAACAAATGGTCAGCTTGTTCAGTTTGGATCTGATTATTTGTTCCCAACACTAAGCCCAGCTTCTTCCAGTGGTTATATTGCTTTAATTTCTAACACGCTTGCAAAGTTCTATTCAACGCAAGCCGAAGCGACAGCAAATTTTCCAATTACAAACATAAAAGTAACTAGTGGAGGGGTTAATTATTCACTTGTTCCATCAGTTGCAATAACAGGAGGCAGTGGAACATTTACTACTGCACCAACTGCAACTATTGAGCGAACTATTACTTCCACAAATATAATTTCTGGAGGTTATGGTTATATTACTCCTCCATCAGTAACTATTACTGGAAGCGGAGCAACGGCAAAAGCTACAGCATCTGTTGGACTTATATCTACATTATCTTCTGGATACATTTCAGGAACCACTCTCCATGTAACTGCATACCCAACTCAAACAAATATTTTGTCAGTTGGTATGTCAATTATTGCGACAAACACATCTACAGGAATACCTAGTGGCACTTATATTACTGCTTTGGGAACTGGAACAGGAGGAGTTGGAACTTATACGATTAACAATTCTGTAACTTTTGCTAGTTCTGGTAGTCCTCAAGGAATAACTGGTCTTGCAAATGGAATAACTGCGGTAAATTTAGTAATTGGAAGTCAATCTGGCCCATTTGCAACTGCTCCTGTTGTAACAATTGATGCAAGTCCGAATGGAGTCACCGCAACGGCAACTTCCACAATAAATGGAAGTGGAATAATTACAGGATTTACGATTACTGGTCAGGGATCTGGATACACATCCATTCCATCTGTAACATTTATTGGAGGAGGATACACCAGCCAAGCAACTGCTGGAGCAAGTGTTCTAAATGGATCGATCAGTTCAATAGGAATGATTTTAGCTGGAGCAGGGTATACCGCCGCCCCAAGCGTGCAGATCGGTACTCCTTGGTCTGTTAATACGCAGTATTCTATTGGACAGCAGGTGTATTTTGGTTCCTATCTTTATACCTGCACAGCGGCTGGGTCTACATTGGGTTCAGGAAATGGAACTCCAACACCAGCAAATCCAAACAATGGAACAGATAGCGATCTATTCTTTTCATATGCTGGAACAATTGCAACAGCAGTTGCAAATACCTGCTATGTAAGCTCAATTTCAGTTCCAAGCGGTACTTTGGGGTATTCTACTCTACCGACAATTACTATCACGCCTGCATCTGGCGACACAACAGGAACTGGAGCCACTGCAATTGTTGTAGATAACGCGATCACAACGCTTACACTTGGCGTTGGTCAGGCTTATTACGCAGTCCAACAGCCAGCGTATGCAAAGGCGTACATCCCTGCTGGAAACCTTACGAACGGAGCCAGCTTGCTTGCGCCTTCAACTAATCAGCTACTGAATGATGGTACGCTAGTCACATTCCAGTCTAGTTCTTATGTTTCAGGGGCAACTGACTCAGGATTACCTTATCCGCTTACGCATGGAACTCAGTACCAGATCAAAAACTACGGAGCAGACATCTATCTGTACGATTCCACAGGAACAACACCGATTGTTTTTGTAAATGGAAGCATTCCAACGCTTGCCAACGGAACGCTGACGATGAATCACGCCGTCAGCTTCACGCCAGTTCCTTCTTCAACGCTTTCTGTTCCTAATTCTACCTATGACACAGGCGTTCAGGTAATGGTTCGCGCAAATACCAATGACACGCTTCCGAGCGCGCTTATTGGCGAGGCAACATCGTCCACAAATACAATCAAGGACGCATTTGTGATCAACAATATCGCTGATCTGACCAGCGCGCAGGCTTATTACACGACGCCATCAACTACATCTTGGATCAATTCCAGTGTGGTCACATTGAACAATGGCACTGCCTACTATGCTAGGTTTGTGGATGAAAACACCATTTCGTTGTATGACACACTTGCTCACGCAAATGCAGGTGGAACAACTGGACTTGTTTACTACTCAAGCACTGGATCAACGGCTACCAGCACATTCTTTATTGATTCTGTTCTCGCTCCAACGCTTGTTAAAGCGATCCTGCACATTGAGAAGCCTGCAAGTGCTGGGTACATCAGCCTGTATGCATTTGATCGTGGACGCACCAACAGCCTTGCTCTGATCGGTCAGTATCACCCATCCGAGACGAATCCAAAGTACCGCCGAATCAGGATTGGCAAAACTGCGGCATGGGCGCGCATCATCTATCGCACCAAGGCTCCTGAAATCACCAGTGTTTACGATTATATCCCTCTTGAGAATTCTCGCGCCATTCTCGCCGCTCTTCACGCCTGCGATCTTGAAGATAAGGACTTCATTGAGCAGTCTCAAAAATATTGGCAGGTTGCGATTGCCTATCTCCATAACCAGAACGAGAGCATGGAAGGACACGCAATGATGCCTCCTCAAATCAATGGTCTGACCTACGGCGACCAAACCGACCCTGTTATCGACTCAGACTTCTACGGCTACTAATGAAATCGCCCAATATAACGGCAGGAAGGAGGAATAAGGTAGGTAGCGGATGGGTGGGCGGCGCAAATAGCGTTGTAAACCCTTGGACACTTCCTCCACACCAATACAAGTGGGGCGTTAATGTGAATTGCAGGGGCGGCGTTGTTCAAACACGCAACGGATTCAAGATGCGCCTATCATTGCCTGCTGGGAACTTTCAAGGCGGCATCGTTTTCAACTCCAATAAGATTTTCCAACAACAATCGACAATCACCAACCTCTCAGGTGTCGTCATCAACACGCCAGAACAGGTATATACGCCACAAGGTACTGGAAGCACTTCAGTATACCTTTCGTATGTGATGTTCTGCGTCGATGGAAATGTTTATTACGCCCCATTCCCACTGACACAGCCTGCTGACTGGAATGAATACAAACTGACCAGCATCAAGCTAGATCCAAATGTTAAAATGGTTAACTTTGTGATCGCAACTCAGGCGGCGCAGACTGATAGCTCAAACAATGTCACGATCACTCCTTCGCACAACATCGTAATCATCCAAGACGGCATCTCACAGCCTGCTTACTGGGATGGTAGCAACACGACAGGAGCGCAGTCATCCATAATGCCAATCGGATACTGGATGGCATACTCAGGGAACCGCCTGTGGGTAGCCAATGGCAACATTGTTTCGGCATCCGATCTTAGCAATCCACTTGGGTGGACTGAGCGCACGCAGGGCGGAGGAAGAGGTGACTTTGACATCGGCGGAATTGTCACAGGAATGGCTGACTACATCGGTCAGAATGCCGCGACCTGCTTGTATGTATTTACCGACTATTCGACGATCACGCTGAAAAGCGGAATCCTCGACAGAGCGACTTGGGGCATCACTCCAAACTTTCAATCAACCCTGTACCCATCTCTAGGATGCGTTTCAGGCAATAGCATTGCATTTCAAGCTGGACTCATGTGGTGGTACTCTCAGGGTGGCCTTGTAGCCGCTGATGTTGCCAAGACCAGTAACCTTTCAAGCCAAGTCCTGTACAAGGATGTCGAAATGGCAAAGGTAAAGCGGCTCTTGTCGGCTGATCTAAGCGGAGTGTGCGCGGCGTCTTTTGAAAACTATCTTCTGTACTCAGTTCCATACCTAGAGCCAGTGAACAGCGAGACAATGGTGCTGGATTACTCCGTAGCATCCGAGCTTTCTGATGGAAAGCCGCCAGCATGGTGTGGAGTCTGGAATGGCATTAGGCCGCTGGTATGGTCTGCCGATATTATCGAAAATGAGAACCGCCTATTTGCATTCTCCATCGATTACGCGCCAACCAACGATGGTTCATTCAATCACCTGTGGGAGGCATTCATGCCAGAGCGTTATGACACCTACCTGCAAATCAATCAGGATGGAACGACGACTGACTTCGTAAACAGGATCTATTGCCAGATGGAGACCGCGCTCATGGGCGACGAAATGGATTACAAACAGATGGCATTCGGTGAAATCGACTGCTCGCAGATTGCTGGCACAACAGACGTCAGGGTTTCTTATCGCGGAACCAGAGGATACTACCAGACCATTCTTTCCACGCGCCTGCTCGCTGTAAATGATCCATACCAGTACAGCACAAGCCCAAATGCCGCTGAGATTGAAAGCCTTGGATTCCTCCAAACTCAGTATCGACGACTTACAACGGAAAATGTGCAACGAAGCACACAGGTAGCTTCATGCGAATCGAAATACACGATGGATGTGGACAAGGCGTTCAGCTTCCTAATCGAATGGTGTGGTCAGCTTGGAGTTGACGCCCTCCGTATGTACATGGATGAATGGCCTGACAAGTCTGTAGGACTTCCTAGTAGCGACGAGACTCAATGGTGCGTTGTTGGAGAGAACGGATCATCAATCGCGGTAACGCTAGCCGCGCCTCCTGAAGAAAGCGCAGGCAATGTTGTAAACACATGGTCTAGCACACAAACCGCTACAATTACATTGCCAGCAACTGGCACAAGCCCATCGGTATCCGCGACTGCTACGGCCTCCTACACTTCGTACATTTCTCCAGCCGACGCTCAGTCCAATGCGTTCACGCTAGCCCAGCAGGAGGCTACAAACGCCGCCAATCAGTATCGGAAGGCCAACCCATAAGAATATGCCAACGATCACTCAAGCCAGCGTCCCAATTACCTCATACGCAAAGCTGTTCATCAGCCCATACGGAAATGATGGAATTGTTCCGCTGTATTCTAGCATTCCACTGAACAATCAAACAACTGGAGATTGCTTACCTTGTGTATTGTGTGGTAATTCAAATGTCAGGCAGTCTGTGATCCAAACAGAGGCCGCCAACCCTCAATATCCATCAGCCAATACAATATCCTTGAACACAGGCGCATAAAATGAGACACCAAATAAATTATAAATATGTTGCACCAAATACACGCGAATTTGAACAGATGCAGACATTTGCATCTAGTTTTGACCACAGCATTATACCTGATGCTAACACCAATCTTCATGCTTTCTACAGGGGAGAAACTTGTTTTGGGTATGCAGACTCCGTTTTTGTACCTGTGGTGTACCCAGCATTTCACCCTGCTTTAACGCGACCTCAAGATGTTATTCAGGTAATGAACGACTGGCGTGCATCTACTCAGTGGGCTGGAAAACGAGGTTATATTGGAGTTCCATTTAATAATAACAACGGAAAAGGAAACTTCCCTGAAGAAACAATGAATAAGTTAGGTCTTGTCAGATTAAATAGAGAGATATACTCTCCTTTCTAATTATGGGCGGACAAACCTCAAGTTACACACCTCCAATGCCATCGAATTATGTGACGATGGCAGAGCTTGGAAATCAAGGAGCCGCAACTACTGGTGCGCTACAGGACTATAATATGCTTCTTACAACAGGAGCAAAAATTCCTTTACAGCCATTCACACCTGACATTTTTGGAGGTGGGGGAGCGGCTACTCAGGCAGGAATGATATCTGCCGTCGATGCTTTTAAGAATAAACAACTTGAACAGCAACAAAATGCGCCAGCCGCCGCCGCGCGTGAGAACCTCATGCAGGCCGCGCAAGATTACACTTCTCCTGATTACTGGAACAAGCAGATGGCGCAGTACGCCAAAACAACTGGCCTTCAAAGCCAACTTGCTTCTGGACTGGGCGACAGCACAATCGGAAAATCTGCTTTATTTGATCAAGCTACCGCCCAAGGACAGGCATTTAAGAATGCAAATCTTGGAGCCGCTCAAGGCATCATTGGAGCCGCCCCTACAGGCGGTTATATTGACCCTGCTTCAGCAATTTCTGCACAACAGGCCGCTCAAGCGCGAAATGCCCAATCCAGAGGAAAATTTGTTGGTAGCGTTCTTCAAGGGGCGCAGGCAAACCAACAATCTACCACAGATGCAATTAATCAATTGATGGGATCTACCTCTCAAGGAATTAATTCATGGCAACAAAATTGGCAAAACAACGATCAAATGAATATGAATAAATCTGCACAAAACGCCGCTGGAGCAAATGCATCAACTGGTGGTCTGGTTCAAGGTGGTTCAACAATTGCCGCCGCCGCCGCCGTAGTTGCCGCTCTATAATGAAGTTTAAGTTGGAGGGAGCGCAACGCGCTTGCTCTCCTGAAGATACAATAAGTAGGATGAAGCCATTTTTTGAGATGGCTGGCATCACTAGGGTAGGTGACATTACTGGATTAGACAGGATTGGTATACCAGTTGCCCAATGCATAAGACCTGATGCAGTATCATTGGTAGTAGATTCAGGGAAGGGTTATACCAAAATTCAGGCAAGATGCAGTGCTATTATGGAGGGATTTGAAAGACATATAGCCGAAACTGCAAACATAGAATCCATAGATACATCAGAGTCTAATTTGTTAAATTCCGAAACCAGATTTCCAATGTTTAATGGTGCGCCATACATAAAAGATGTGTCTATTAAATGGACTACTGCAAAGACCATTTATTCACAAAAAGAAACCTTCGTCCCATTGAATTGTGTAAAAATGATACCAAGGAATTCTTTGCAAAGTATGTTGTCGGCAAATTTTTCATCTAATAGCAATGGACTTTCTAGTGGAAACACACTTGAGGAGGCCATCTGCGGTGGGCTTTATGAAGTGATAGAAAGGGATCAGGTAACTAGGGTTTTCTGTAATCCTAAATTAGGATCAGTAGTCGATATTGATTTAATACAGGATGAACATCTAAACACATTGATAGAAAAAATAAAATCAAAGGATGTAAATGTAATATTATTTGATTGTACTGGTGACATTGGACTTCCAACATATATGTGTTACTTATGGGACAATGAGAGAGGTAACGCGCTGTGCAGGGGATACGCCGCGCATCTTAACCCTGTAGTAGCCCAAAGCAGGGCAATATGTGAGGCAATACAAGGAAGGGTAGTTTGGATCGCAGGTAGCCGCGATGATATTACGCACGAAAAATTTGTAGCATCTAAGAATGATGACACTATTGAAATGGTTGATTCATTGAAAAATTGGAAACCCAAAAAACATATAGAAAGATATGATATGAGCGGAAATCTATTTTCAGATGACATTGCAAAGATACTTTCATTACTGGAAAAAGCAGGCATTCCTGAACCATTGATATGCGAATTCCAGCACCAGTATCCTTGTAGCGCGGTAAGGATTATGATCCCAACACTTGAAGGGTATTACAATAACTTCATCCAGCGCGGAGCGCGTTCTGTGGCATGAAAATATTTATTGGGCCAACAGGAATCGGAATAGAAAAAGAGTTGTCTGAATTTGATGTGATGCCGCCAGCCCAGCAGGGTGACATTGCCTCTGTAGCTTTGGAAGGGGCAACAACTATAATTCTAATTGATGGATACTTTTCTCAACATCTGTCGCCTTGGCATAAAGAAGTTATATTTGCGATTGAAAAAGGTTGTAGGGTAATAGGTGCTGGGTCATTGGGGGCATTGCGAGCAGTAGAATGTGAGAGGTATGGAATGGAATTGGCTGGTGATATTGCACAATGGTACAAGGATGGAATTTGCATCGATGACTCTGATGTCGCGTTAGCTCATGCGTGCAAAGAAGATGGATACATGAATCTTTCTGTTCCTCTTGTAAATATTCTTTCTACCTGCATTTCATTAAACATTGAATATAATCAAATAATAGAAAAATGCAGGTCGATCTTTTATATGGAAAGGAGTTGGAAGCGACTTGAAATTGAACTTGGAGATGATTATTTCAAAATAAAGAAAAATTACATTAACCAGAAGCAACTTGATACATTAGAGGCCATAAAATTAGCTAAAACGCCCAAGATAGTAGATCGTGAATCACCAAAAAATCTAATGGGTAGGCATTTTATGGCAATGCTACTAAACGATGTGCCAAAAAACGGAATCAGGCCATATGAGACAGCAAAGTTAAGAAAAGAAGCCGCCGACTTCTTTTTACTTACAGAATTTGCTCTTGCATTAGGAGTTACTGCTACTAAAAACGAAATAATTGCGGCGTCTAAAGAAATGTGGATTAAGTCAGGAGTAACTTCACAAGATGAATCAATTAAATGGTTATCTGCTAATAATGTCACTGAAGAGCAGTGGAATATGTTTGCACTCAGGACAGCAATCAGGAACGCCGCCGCAAATTGGCTTGACTCTGCAAGCGGAGGTTGCGACCTTATACCTTTAACAAACCAATATCAAACTCTAACTTTTAAGAATTAATATGGGTGGTTCTCCAACAGACTACAATTCAAATAATTCTACACCTTTGCGTTTTAGCGGAGGTGGCCCTTCCCCAGTGCAATCTCAACCAACCCAACCTTGGCAGGTTCAAAGCACGCACCCAGAGGCAATTGCTCAAGGAGCCGCAACTGGTATAAGTAACGGAATTTCTCTTGGCATGGGTTTAGGTGGATCAAAAGGCGGCTCACAACAGCCAAACTCTACTGGAGGGTATGACACTCAACAGCAAGCCCAAGCCGCCGCTCCGAATGCGGCTGGATACACTAATGTTCAAGGAGTAGGATGGGTTCCACAAGCACAGGGCGTAAATTATCAGCCAGATCAAATGCAAAGAATGTATGGCTATAATTATGGCAATATGTAATCACAACCAATAACTGAATAATATTATGGGAGGAGGCTCAACAGGATCAAACCAAGCGCAATCTGACTCAGCCAATCAAATGGCTCAAGAGCAGATGTGGATAGGATATTTGCAACAACAGCAACAACAACAAGCGGCGATGCAAGCCGCCGCCATGAAAACACAACAGCAGGCGATTAAAGACGCGCAGATCAACGCTTCCCAAAGTTCACAATTGGAAGGCGCACAACGCGCACAGCAACAGCTTGGTCTTCAAAATTCATTTCAGCAGGCACAGGATGCAACTGCTATGAATAATCTAAAGACTGCTACGGCAAACGCACCTACAGGAGGTGCTTTTAACTTAAACCTTGGTCAGCAAACACAACTTTCTAACCTTGGAGCCGCTGGAGGACTTCCTCCAACCGCCGCAAATCAAGCTGGTAGCATGATGCCAACGATCAATCCTGCGGCTACTAATGCCGCAAATCTTGGCACTGGAATGAGGAACCAAATCCAAAGCCCAGCCGTAGGCAAAACTCTAGGAGGGTACTAAAATCTCATGGCTATGTCCTTAGACACAGGTGGAATAGCTTTTACGCCTGCTGTTCCAAATGATGACTCCCAAGCCGTTGCTTTAGCAGGACTTAAACCTATCTCTTTTCAACCTGTAGCATCGCCGCTTCAATTACAACCACTTGCAGGTTGGTCGATGCCATCCTCTCACCCTGAATATGTTTCTCAAGGGATTAGCGCAGGACTAAGTGCAATTGGTCAGGGAATTACCGCCGCTTTTACAGCCAAAAAATCAAAAGATAGAGAAGATAAATTGCTTAAAGATAAGTACGCACATGAAATTGAGGTTGCCAAAATTCGCAAAGGTGTAGGAGGAGCAGGTGGTAGTTCATATATTGACGACCAAGGAAACGCATCTATTCCTGCTGGTGCTACACAGCAAAACGAGAACGGAGAGTTCACTGACGACCAAGGCAATGTGATCACACCTGAACAGGCTGGTCAGATGTCAGATCCAAACGGAATTACTTCCGATCAGGTAAGTGAAGTTCGCGACAGGATGAAGGCATCAATGCCAGATTCGGAATTCCAAAAGATAAAAAACAAGTTTCAGCCCAATTTTCTTCAGGATGAAACATTCAAATACAAACCAGAATTTGGTGCTAAAAAATCCAACATCCAAGTATCTCCAAAAGCACTTGGTTCAACTGCTCCAATAAGTGAAGATAATTATGTCAGTTCAGTACGCAATCCTATTCCTGATATAAAGGCTGGGTTGGATTATGTTTCCGACAAGGCAACGCGCTTCGGAAACTTAGAAAATGCCAGCAGGATGCAATATGTTGCTGACACGCAGGCTGGAAGGACTCCGCAGAATGCAGGTGTTTTTTCCAACATCAAAGCAGTATTCTCTAAACCTGCTCCATCGTATGCTGACAGGATTACACTTGATCAATCACCTGCTCCTGTAAACCAACAATACACGACGGCAAGTAATTATGCCTCGCCACAGCCAGAGCCAACACCAAACCCATTCTATAGTGGGCCATTTGATTTCGCTCCTGCACCACAGCAAGGTCAGACATTTGGAAATGAGATTCCTGTCACAGCAAATCCACCAGAGGAAGGCAAACCACAAACCTACAACCTTGGTCACGCTGGAACACCTGAAGGAGTTCATGAAATACAAGCACAAGGCATTATGCAGGACAGGCCAAAGACTGGCCCATATAGGACGCTTGAGGCCGCTCAAAGAGAAGCCGAAAAACACTATGCAGGTTTTGAGCCTAATGGTGAGGTAACTTGGAGCAGGCTTGATCATGGCTATATTGTAAAGAGACCTCCGATCAAGCAATACCGCTTGGCTCAGATACAAAAGGCAGACATGGCTGGATTGGCTTACCAGAACGAGCAATACAACAAAGATCAGGATGTGACCAAGATCAGGTCACAGCATCGCCTCCTAAATGGATTCCTTTCCGCATATCAGTCAGGTGATCAGAACCCAGCGACTCGCAACATTTCCGACCTTGACTTGATTGACAACTATATCGCTTTCGCTCGCGGATCAGGTTCAGTTACTGGCGGCGGAGTTGCCGTAACTGAGAACCAGTACAACGAGATAAAGAAAAGCAAATCGGTTCCTCTTTCGTTGCAGGCTGGTATTGAGCGTGTATTTAACGGCGAGATGCTTACCAAGCCAGAGCGTGATACTATGCTCAAGACCATGCTTGAGGCGTACAACAATCAGGCTCGCATCGTGAACCAAGGCACAAAGCAGATGCGCGAGAGCCTGAAGTATACCAACAGGAACTTGCCAGAAGCCTTGATGCCTCACGAATTCCCATTACTCCGTAGCCAGACAGAGATTGAGCATGATAAGAACAAGAGTGCGAAGCTGGCTGATAAACTAGAGGCAGAGATTGAAAAACTTCCTGAAGGATCTCAATTAAGGCTTGAAAAAATGAGTGAATACCAGAATCTCATTCAGAACCTAAAACAATTAGGTAGGGAGCATTCTATGGTTACAAAAAACGGCGGCATTCCATTAAATCTTAGTGATCTTGAAGAGCAATCTCTTGAAAAATCTGCTGGATGGCGTCAAGGGTTATTCCCAAAGGGTGCAATCATTGGCGGTGGAGATGCCGACGAGTCTGGCTCAACTGGTGGGCAATAATTAGTCATGTCATCAGCCGCTGAAGCCGCTTTTGCAGAGGGTCAGGCAAATGCATTGCCTGCGTTTGCTCCTGATCAGTCCGCGCCTAAACCAGAAGGTGCAGAGAAGCCCAGCAAGAAGCTATCAGCCGCCGAAGCCGCATTCGCTGAAGGTCAGGGAATAGCTCCTGAACAAGAAGAGATTCCTTTTGCTGAGAAGCTCAAGACGACGCCTTATGAAAAGCTGTCTAAACTCCAGCAAGATCGACTGACTACATTCACTACTCCTGAAGAGATAGCGCAGATCCCAAAGCACATTCCCAAGACTGACGAACAACTTCGCACGCAGTTTGAGCATGAGCGTAGCCTCCCTTGGAATGAGGGAATGAGGACGCCAGAAGACTGGTACAACATTGGAAAAGAAGTTATCGGAACTGGCGTCAAGTTTGCAAAAGGAGCGAAAAAATACGCAGAAGAAAGCCTGTTCTCAGAAGCCGATAAAGATCCATCAGGATATGGTCATCCTAGCATCCAGCCGACAAAAGACCTTGTTTCCAGCGCGGTTCAGCTTCCTGAAGATGTCGCGTACTTCGGCACAAAGCTAGCTGAAGGAGGAACTGACTGGACTGATCGACTGAGCGAGAAATTCGGACTTCACGACAAGGAAAAGAGCTTTGAGAACTATAAGGCACGCTACATGGTGGACATGGCGCACGCTCAGACACTGCAAGAGACGCCTTCGGTATATGGTCGAGTATTGAAGAACGAAATGGCTAACAAAGCCTTGTCGTCAGTCATCCTGAACAGCCTCCCTGACACCAAGACCATCATGGAGCAGGATGGAATCACCGAAGAGCAGGCGAAGGCAAAACGCCAAGCGATGGCGGATCAGATCGCCCAGCAGACCACATCTCAAGCCGCCGCAGAGGAGAAAGCCGCTGACGAGGACATCGCGCTCACTGGATCATTCATAATGCCAGCAGGACTTGGTCTTGGCGAGATGGGAGCAGTTGGACTAGCCGCAGAAACGGCGATGGGACTAACTCCTAAGATCGCACAGGGTCTGAAGTACCTTGGAAAGACTGACGCCGAAATCAAGGCGATGAACGACGCCGCGCAAGCGTTGCAGAAACAGAAATTTGCGGAAAAATTAGAAAAGAGGCAACAGCCATCAATGGTTGGTCGCACCGCAGGCGCAATTGCCGAGGGTGTTGATAAGCTAAAGGCACTTGGAGAAGCCGCGCCAGAGGGACTCAAGAAAGTCCTTCCTGTTGGAGTTGGTGCTATCGCTGGGTATGAGACCGACAAGGAACACCCATTATTTGGGGCGTTGGTAGGCGGTGCTGTAGGTCATGGAGCCGCTCCATTGCTAAAACTTGGTGCGTATGCCGCCAAAGCTCCTGCATTGATCAGGGACATCGACGAGGCTCGCGCGCTAGCGGCTGGTGGTGGCAAGGGTACATTTGAAACGCTTGGATCACTACCTGATGTCAGCGAATCAACCGCTAAAATCCTGCGATTCGGCGGAAAGAATTTAGACAGCATCATCAATAATTCCGTTGAGTACGCGAAGGCTGGCATTCACCCAACATTGGTAGCACTTGCTACTGGCGCACTTGATTCAGCGTCACCAGAAGAAAGGAACCAGATGCTATCGACTGGATTGCTGTACGGAATCGGCGGTAGGGCGTTGCACCATGCCCTTGGTAAAATCACAGGCGTTGACCCTGTGGTAGAACAGCGTGAACGCCAACAGCAGGCGGTAGACGATTACAAGACATACAAGAGCCTTGATCCTGAGACCCAGAAGACCATGAACGGCCTGACTAGCTGGGACAATGTGATCAAGCGTCATGAAGGGAGGGTTTCTGAAGCGTATGCGGCTTACAACGATGCTGTCCGTTCAGGCAGTAAGGATGCAGAAAAGCTGGGTAAAGCTCTCAACGAAGAGAAGAAGACGCTGTCCGCCGTAACGCGAGCCAATGTCCAAACACGCAACGAATTTAGTCGTCAGTTCCTGACTCAGCTTACCAAGCTGAACGAACTTACCAACGGAACGCTACGCGCAGGACAGAACAATGTCGGCGTCCACATCCTAACACCTGACCAGATTTTTGCTAAGTTCAGGCAAGACCCTGCCAACAATGGCATGACCGACGCCGAGGTAATGGAAACCGCTAACCAGCAGGGATTCTATAGCACGCCAGAGGGAGCCGTAGAGTATCAGGCAGGGATGCCAATGGGTGGCGAAAAGAAGTCACTGATCTTTGATCGCACGAAGCCATCAATCGTCATCAATGCCAATCACCTGAAGGCTCGCCAGCAGATATTTGGAGAAACACCGATTGAGGCACTCACTCACGAATTCGGTCACCACATCCGTAATATCCCTGAGTTCAGGGAGGCTAATAGGGACGCCGAAGACCTGCTATTCAGCCAAGAGATCAAGGATCTAAACGGAAATGTAACGGCTACCACATCTGGTAAGTACAGCACCAAGGACTTGGTGGATATGTACCAGAACAACTACATGAGAAACAAAAGCCCAGATCAGATCGAACAGCTTTCTAAGCTGGCTGGACTTTGGGATGAAACGCGCGGTGCGCTGAATGAGCAGGCAGTAGCCGACTACATGAAGGACGAGATCGTAGCGCAACTCAACGCTGGAACGCTTTCAAACCACCTTGGTAAGGATCTGGACTCAGCAACGCTCCATTTAGTGGATCTGGCTACCATCAAGACCAAGAAAAACCTGCTCGACAGGGCGGTTCAGAAGTTCTTTGGACTGGGCGGAAAAGGCAGTCCTGTAGACCCTCTCACAGGCGCGGAGTTCTCACCAGAGGTACTAGCCGCCAATAGGCAGGCCATACGCGCTCTACAAGCCTTGCAGGGCGAGGTTTCGCCTGCGGTAAAGGCTCCAGACGCACCGAAGATCAGCAGGGCGTTGATGATCAAGAACCGCGCCATCATGGAGAAGTACGGAAAGTACAGCGGACTCTTCAAGACCAAGATGCAGGGACAGATTTACGATGCCGCAGGAAACCCTGTAGGCGCGCCTGTTGACATTACAAACCCTGCCGCCGCAGAAGGCGCATGGGCGACTGACAGACAGCTTTCTGGCTACGGACAAAAACCTGATGAGGTTCAGGGAATGACAATACCTGATGGAGGAAGGCTAGTCGTCAGCAAGGCATTCGTTACCGAGGCCGACGGCGTCACGCCTGCGATGTATACGCCTGCGGAGGCCAAGAAGCTACAAAAGGCTCGCAAGGACACCATCATGCAGGCACTGAACACGCCTGATGAGGGAACTCCTAACAGATTTCAGCCTGTAGCAGACAACTCAGAAACATGGCGCGGAACATTCACGCCGCTACAGATTCAGGCTATCAAAGACCTGCCAGAGGGCATCATTCCCAAGTCGATCAAGGATCATATTCTCAAGATCAACGACGCAATTGTCAGGGGCGATGGATCTCGTATGCTTGTGGACTACGCCGCCGTCATGAACGACGCAGGTAAGTACACGGCTTACTCACCAAAGGTTTACGATGTGGTTCCCATCGGAATGCACCTCTCCAAGGACGGCAACTTCCTTGTGACTACAATTTCTGTCGGAAGGATGTTTGAGAAGCTCAACGCATGGAGCCAGCGGATGCCTGCGCGACTATCACCTTGGGGCGGTGACAAGAACGCATTCTTCAAGGAGTTCACCGAGAAGTACCTCCAGAACTGGCAGAATGGACTCGCAGGAGAGACTGGACTGGCTGGTACGCCTGCCGAGGCACTAGCAAAGAAGAACATCTTTAACGACTTCCTCAACCTGACGACCAACGACTTCAGGGGATTGAACGAAGATCGCACTAGGACACCTCGCAGGCGCGGTGATGTGCGCGGAAAAGACATTGATCGCACGATCATGTCAATGCGCTTGGATCACATGGCAGAGTTGATGGACAACGAACACGCGCCGAAGGTTCCTGTGGACTACGGAAAGGCGATAAGGAATTTCATGCCTGATGTTGCTGTTGTTCCAGAAAAATGGACAGGCACAGGAAAAGAGCCTGTTACTTCAAATGACGAGTGGGCGAAAACAAAGATGATACCTCAAGGAGGTCGTAGAGGTAACTATATCACTCCGCCAGAATTCATAACAAAAAAACATGACATCTCCGAGTTTGTTAAAGGCGGAAAGATGTTTGATGCAAACACAGGTGAAGACATCACAGGCCGCATATACTCTGGAGGCTCAATTGACGCCAGTGGTAAAAGGCCATCATTTGCAACATCGGATGATCAGCCTGAAAGTTTAGGAACAGGTAACATTTACAGAACAAACCTGTTTAAGAAGACCGCTGGGCCTTGGGAATGGATAACTCCTAATCCTCCTGCCCATGCCGCTATTGGCGGAAAGAATGGAGATAACCCAGTGCTGATTTCTGTTGAAGGTTCATTCCCAGACGGCGGAGAAAAACATCGTTATGCGTTAAAGACTGATTTTCAAGGCCCAGTTCAGCTATCTAGGTATTCAGAAAAGTCTAGTGAGCCTCGCCTTCGTCCAACAGGAAGGGGTAATGTCACCTTTGGAAACAAAGTTGGTGAGATTCGCATAAAAAATAAAATCCACCCTGTCTACAACACGATCACGATTGGCAACAAGCCTGCCGAGAGCATCACAACCGCTACCTATACCAACCCTCGCACAGGCGAAGTCACCGAGGGAGCCACGCATCGCGAGGCGAACCCTGAAGCACCTGTTGAGGCGACTGATAGGGAAAGCCCAGCCTATGGATTCAAAACGAGTTCTGGGGACATTGTAGACCGCGCAAAGGCATACCAGATCGCGAAGGACGCTGGTCAGTTGAAAGCTCCCACAACGGAGGAGGAGCAGTTCCATGCTGATCGCGGAATCCTGCACAGCGGAATGTATGAGCCGAAGGGTGGCATCCAGTTCATGCCTGCGGATGCTGATCACGCCGAATTAGAGAGACGCTATAAAGAAGGCGATGAGAAGGCGAAGGAGGAGGCGCAGAAGTTGACTGACGAGCAAGCCAAAGCCAAGGGAATTGCAATTGTTCAGCCGCTATGGAGAGGATTCCGCAAAAACCCAAATCCTGAAGAATTAAAAACTACGGCAGGCAGGGCAACAACATCGTTCACTCCTGTAAAAGAAGTTGCAAATCTTTACTCGCATGATCCAAGTTCCTTAAAACAAGGAAAAGGCTCATCTGTCAGAAAATTCTATCTTGACCTAAAAAATCCATTAGATTTAAGAGACGAAGGAACAAAAGTTAGCCTTGGTGAAATTTTTGATAAACTTCCTTGGGATTTGACTGGAACTGACTCCGCAAAAGGAAAATTGGATGCGTATAATATTATAGATATTCTTGATGAACTTTCTGAAAATCACGCTAAAACAGGTTTTGAATATGACATTGACCATTCAGATGATGGATGGTTCAAAATGAAAGATTTTGATGACTTAAAAGAATATATTGAAACAAGGGTGGAAAAAATTGATGAAGCGGCAAAGAATGGAGAAGAAGATGAAAATGCCGCAATGGAGATTTTCTTTGCGTTAAATGATACTAACCTAGATGCATTTGCAATTGCTGATTCTAGTGAGCTTGTTTATTGGCTAAAAAAAGCTGGATACGACGGCGTTATTCATAAGGATACAATTGAAGGAGGAAAAGATTACTTTGAGAAAGAATCTGTAGCAGGCAAGCCCATTGAAGAAGTTGAAGGGATTGATACTGAAGATGATTATTCGCACGATACATATCGTCCATTTGAACAAAACCAAATCAAATCTGCCGAACCATTCACATATGATCAAGACGGCAACCTGATCCCTCTCTCCCAGAGGTTTGATGTGACGAAGAGCAACATTAACTTCATGCCTGACCGATCTCCAGAAGATGAAAAGGAATCACTTCGTCTTCGTATGAGCAAAGAGGCTTTGACTGATGCCGCGCTAAATCAATCAAATTGGAAAAACTGGTACAAAGAGCATCAGGACACAATTGAAGATTTCTTTGGAGACCATGCAAAACTATTCCAAGACATCCTTGGCGTCACATCTCAAGCCGCTAGCGTAAAAGCCAATGTCGGACTAGCACTAAAAGCATTTGGTCAACTTATGCGCGGAGAAGAATTCACTGGATATCTTCCTGCTGTAATTAAAAACCTAAATGCGCTTCGTAATAGCACAGATGTATCTGGAAGAAAGATAAGCAACTACAAAGCCGCTAATGAAGGCGAATCAGCTAGGGTTGTTGTTGACAGGCACATCGCAAGGTTGCTATTCGGCGTCGATACGCCAAGCAAGGCGCAATACGATAAGGCCGAACAAATCTTGACCGAAATAGCAAATGAAATAGGATGGGAGCCATCACAAGTACAAGCCGCCTTATGGGCGCATTCAATCGTCCAATCAGGAAAAACACCACAATCATATGGAGACTACCTCAAACAACTTGAATCCAATGGAGGAATCATCAAACGAATTGGAGAGTTTGCTGGCGGAAGCGCAGGATCTCCTGAAGCTGGCGGAGCAAGGGGGAGATATTCTCCAGCTAGCGAAGCTCAAAATGGAGGAGCAGTAGACTGGGAGTCGTTCAAGACTAAGACGCAGGAGACTGCCAAGCCACTGGCAGGCTTGAGCTTCATGCCAACGCAGAAAGCAAAACCTGCGGTAACAACGCAAAAAGGATACGATGATACATATCTCAAACAGGCATTGAAAGCAGGCAAAAATGGTAAAGTTGCTCTTACTCGACCAGTTCGTCCTGATGAGGCTTTGCCACTTCTTTCCCAACGCATTCCAATCACAGGTGACAATGAATGGTCATCATTCGCGTTTGATAAGGCTGGCAATGTTACTCTTTACAACCATGATGGAAATTCTGTGACATTCAAATACGATCCAGCTTTGTTAGCAAAACCTGTATTCAAGGACGCCGCCATAGAACACGCTGGAAAGGCTGTGCAATTGGCTATGGCTGATCGACACACCGCAACTGGTGGAGATATGGGAGGAATTCTGCACCCTTGGTTGCTGTCAAATATTAATTCCACAATCACTGGAAGCGATGGAAAAGAATATCGCGTTGTATGGGCAAACAATGAATGGAAGCCTGTTCTTTCAATGAAGAACAAAGCCAAGAAATGGGGTGCGTATGACCTCATGACTTATCTTATGGGAAAAGACTCCCATGCGTCTAATTCTCGCTCTGTACGAACTATTTCAAACGAGATTGAGAATGCTCCGATAACTAGGCAACAAAAGGATCTTTTCCTTGTTCTAGCGAACATTGGAATAATGAAGCAAAAAGCGGCTGATCAGGTAAAAAACATTGCAAAAGCAAACAAGAAAATTGCCAAGCATGAAGAGATCCTGAAAACAGAAACAGATGAAAAGAAAATTAACGCTTCCACAAATGCAATTGCCGCCGCTAACCGCCAATTAGAAACAGCACAATCGAAGTTATCAAATCACATATTAAATGATGATCAAATGGCATTGGGTGCTTTGCTAACAAAATACAAAACAGCATACACTGCATACAAAAATGGAAGCAGAAGTGAAGAAAGTTTCTTAAAAAATAAACAAGAATTAGCAGATTACAAAAAATCACAAGAATTTAAGAATCTTGTAAAAGATGTTCATGGCAAGCAACTAGTAAACCTTGATAAAACTTTCAAAGGAAGAAAGTCAGCCATAAAAGAAATGATGAATGTCAATCTAGATGGGTTTGATGTGAATCACATCTTGCATGAGACATCTGATTTTGAAAATGGAAGAATCAATCATTTTGTGGGTAGCGTAGAGCTTTCAAGAAATCCTGACCTTATGGCGGTATATCTTGGAAACGATCCAAAACAAGCAAAACGCATGACCGCGCAGGAAGCGGCGGCGGCGGCAAAATTAAAAGCTGATCCAAACTTTGTTCCTCACGAAGCATACACATGGGCAATGCTTGGGCCAGTTGATGGAAATCACTTCCTAAATACTGAACCAGCAACCCATCTTGAATACTTCCCTGAATTCAGAAAACAATATGCGGCACTAAAAAAAGATGCTAAAAAGAGAAAAGCAATCTTGAATGGTAGTGAAACCACAATGATGGGCGCGATGCGTGATACGCTTGATATGCCGCTTGTAATGAAGAGCCTTTCTGATATAAAGAAATAACACCAGAATGAAGACAACTGATTATATTCAATACATAGAAGAGGCCGATCTCCCTGCCAGCGAAATGGAGAAATTGGGATGCACAATCTATCCCTGCAATGATGGATCTTATTATTGTGTCGATGCAGATGCACCAGATGAGGCACATCAATTAGCAAATGGAGCTAGTCAGAATGACGATGCTTCAATTGAAGAATTTAACCAAACCTAACCATGCCACTACGCCTTTGCTCCTCCCAGAATTGTTTTAGCCGAAATGTCTCCGCCGAGGTGAAGGCTGGCAAGCCTGTCAAACAGGCCGTAGCCATCGCTTACTCACAACAACGCAAGGCTAAGTCAAAGGGCAAATAATTTATGGCAACAGATATACCTCGCAAGGAAGACCTAAAAGACATCAGTGATGCTGTCTGTATGTTCGTAGATCATGGTCTTTTCATCTCTCAGGCACTTCGTCTAGCTCAAGACTTCAAGAAGGTATATGTCTATACGCCTTGGGAAACGGCGTTTCCTAAAATGACATCACAAGTTGGACTTGGATACGATGAATTAGAGGTCGTAGATAGCATTTTTGGGCCTTGGTTTTCTGAAATAGATGTATTTGTATTTCCTGACATCAATTCTGGACATTTACAGCAGTACCTAGCAGACCAAGGAAAAGCCGTTTGGGGGTGCAAACTAGGTGAATGTCTTGAACTTGAGCGTGAAGGCTGTAAGGAAATACTAAAGGCTTTAGACCTTCCTGTGGGTAAATACACCCATGTAAAAGGAATGGATAATCTTCGTTTGTTTTTGCAAGAAAATGATGGGAAAACGCATTTTTGCAAATTGAATAAGTGGAGAGGCACATTTGAGACATTCGGATGTACTCATTACAAAGATGTTGAGCCTAAACTTGATGAGATTGAGCATAAAATTGGGCCTCTAAAACACATCATGGAATTCACCATTGAGGAGGATCTACCTGATCGTGTCGAAGTAGGTACAGATGGCTTTGTAATCGACGGCAAACAGCCTTCTCAGCTTATGGCTGGAATTGAGGTAAAGGATCTGTGCTATGTAGGAAAGTTCCTTAAATATTCCGACCTTCCAGAACCTGTTCGTCGCTTCAATGACCGCATGGAGCCTGTTTTCAAAGCGTATGGATACCGAGGTTGGATGTCATCCGAGGTGAGAATTGGAGCGGATATGGAGCCTTACATGATCGATGGATGTATGAGATCGCCATCGCCTCCAAATGAACTTTGGCAACTGGTCTATTCCAATTTCTCCGAGATAATTTATTACGGCGCGCATGGAATCATGGTTGATCCAGAGCCTACAGCTACATACGGAGCCGAGATTCTTATTCATAGTTCATGGGCATCTGGAAACTGGCAACCTGTAAACATTGAACCAGAGGTTCGCGAGTTTGTGAAGTTACGCAATTCAATGAAAATTAAAGGAAGGGAATACATTTCTCCAATGGGTGATGGACTTCCAGAAATTGGTGCTGTTGTTGGATTGTCTAATAAATCAATCGAAGATGCCATTGACCAAGCATTCAAGAATGCCGAGGGAGTAAGTGGTTACTATATCGACATTCCAAAGGCTTCTACTGAAACCGCTCTTGAGCAAATTGAAAAGCTGGAAGAGTTGGGGTTGAATTATTTCAAGGATGAAAAATCCGAATAATCCTCCAGAAAATCCGCCATCTCCGCGCCGCGAAGAGGACATCCCTCCGTACAAATGAGAATTGACATCAAAGCCGTAGAGCCTGCTGTGATCCGTTACAGCACCTGCGGCGACTGGTGGTGGAATGGCGATGGCTCCCTGCAAATCTCAGTACCTGAGTACGGAAGCCGCAATAGCAGTTTCCTAGTCGCCCTGCATGAGATGGTGGAGGCATGGCTATGCCGCGCCGCGCACATCACCGAGGCAGAAGTTCTCAAGTGGGATCTTGATCACCCAGACAGCGATGAGCCAGCGGAGGAGAAAGGATCGCCGTACATTCACCAACACAACACCGCGCTGAAAGTTGAGAAAATTGTGGCGAAGGCACTTGGCATCGATTTCGGCAAGCATGACCACTGGGTGGTCAACGCCGCCGCAGAGGTCGATAGGCATCTCGACAGCGGAGTTCCTGTGGCTCGCATTACGAAAGAAGGTTCGCGGTACTGGGCTGAGTTGCACTTGTTCGCGTTGCGCGTCAGCGGTGAAAATCATTGCCATGATTATTGGCTCACCGAGTGGATGCGCTCACTGCCATTTGAGGGATGTCCATGCGAGCAACACCTGAAAGATTTTGTGCGATTGAATCCTCCTGACTGGAGTGACTTTTTCAAGTGGAGTGTGGATCTTCACAACGCCGTAAACGCGCGAATTGGGCGTCTCACGATTGATGTCGAGATGGCGAAAAAGATGTGGCTGGATCGTCAATTCTGACGGCGTGACTGGCTGTAGAGCCAGTGTTTATGCGGCTCAAAATAATTGTTGACGAATCATCGGTTGGGTTATAGGATAGCTCCAGATAGTCAAACCACACACACACACCAAACACACACACACATATGAACGCAAAACTAAAACTGCCACACGCATCTGAATTGAGTATCTCCGTTGATAGAATTGGAGACTTGTTCCGTTGCGAATACGAAATCGGATCTGGCTGGAACGGAGAAACAATCACTCACTACGAGGACACTCCATATGAATTGGAAAAATGGATGGCTTTGCGTTTTGGAAAGCGCATAGCAAGAAGCCATTTTGTAAAACAAAATGCTGAATTTTGGAGTCCAACCTGCGTTTCTAAATAACCACACACCACACCACACACACATGAGCTACCCATCAACACCCTACGAAATCGAACTCCACGACAAAGACGGCTATGTGGATTTCATGGAATCTTTCCCAACCGAATGGCTGGCGTTAGACGCGATTCCGCCCATGCTAGCTAAAGCTAGAGCAGAGGCTGTCGAGCATCCTGACTGGTATGAGGGATGCTACTTCAAATTGGTTAAGCATGAGGTGGACGGCATGAGCGACTGGCGTGAACCCATTGAAAGTTTTCAAATTTGATTACCGCCATGTACACTTTTTTATCATCTAAAAAAGAACGCGATAGGTTCAGGGAACGGAATATGAAAAAGCGGCAAGCAAGGATTGAAAAAGCCGAAGCAATGAAAACTGGATACCGCGAGAGAATCTTTGCAAAGCTGGGAGAGATTCCTCCTGCAAAACCAAAAGCTAGCAAGCTGTCGATCAAGATCACCGCATATGCAGACGCGCTGTTGCAGAAGCATTATCCACAACCAGTGCAGGCCAAGCGTCAGCAGGACTACAGCGACCACAAATTCCCACCGACCTATATCGGCCACCTGTGGGAGCCAGCAGGCGAGCGCGGCTTTGAAGACTTCCAGCGAGCCTATCACGGCGTACAGCGCAGGCAGGAGACAGGCAACCTGACTCACGACCTGACGACCTTGATCAAGTCCAAGCGGTAGGCTATCCTGACTCCATGCTAATCCTCCTAGACCGCGACAGCGAGCCTCCGCCAAGCGTCCCACCCATTGAGACGATGGCGCAGTTCTATGAGTTTGTGGTCAAGGACATCTCGCGCCTGCAATTTTACAAGGTATCTTCCGCTCGCTACATGGAGGGGCGATTCTACGCCGAGTTGTACGCTACCGAGGCTGGCTGGGTGTGGAACCTAGCCGAGATTGAGGAGGCCGCGCCATGAGCTTCAGGAGGGTCTGTAGCGCGCTTTTCAACGGAAAGCGATGGCAGATAGGGTTTGGGATGACTGGCATGACAGAAGGCAGGGTCAACGATGGAATCTGTCGTTACCATTCCAAGCGCATCGTGATCCACCGCGCAGTCAAGGGTCGCGTAGTCTCGCTGGAGGAGGCTACTATCCATGAATGCGCGCACGCCGCATTTCCCATGATCATGGAAGAAGACATCGACGCTTTCGCGGCTACCACTGCCAAGGTGCTGGCTAAAATGCAGGCCGCAGAGGGGTCATAAAATTATTTTCACTTTTTTTTATTTTGTTGTTGCAAAACCCAAGCGATAGTCCATAATGATCCTATGAATCGAATCCAAATATACCCAGCAGGCGGAAACATAACCGAACATCCTCTTTACTACAAGCGAATCGTCGCTGGTGAGGATATTTCTTTCCTTACCCATGCGGTAATCGACGGCAAGTACGCTTGCAAAATCTCTGGAAACTACCTGTGCCATGACACATCTCTGGAAGATCAGAACGGCCTTCCTACCTGCTCCACCTGCGCCAAAAAAGTCATCAAAGCTAGGGCAAAAAATAATTAAAAATATTTATTGCAAAACCCAAGCGTAGGCACTACTTTCTTAATTGTCAGCCACACACAACACACACACAACACACACACATGAAAGAGACCACATACACAAACCGCATCAACAACGACAAAATCATCGTGATCCATAACGGATCATTAGTTGAAGAAGTCTGGGTAGAAACCGAGTCGGATCGCCGCCGCAATCAAGCAGGCTCCAGAATCAACTTCCAGTCATTCATCAACCTCCTCAACTATTGGACAGACTTCAATCTGCTAGCCAAATAACCACCACCAAACCCACACACACATATGACCTACACAACCTACATCACCTGCGCCGTTGCCTTAATTTTCTCTATCAGGAAACACTGGAAAAAACGCAATGACTCCTGTCTTAAACATCGCATCTGGGTGCGTAAGGAGCTTCGCAATACCATCAGTTCTCTGCGCGAGATTCGCCAGATTGGAGTCACCTACTAACCCACACCCATGACATACACCGAACACCAACAAGTCGCGATCATCGAACAGACCTGCGACGAAGTCCGCAAAGAGAACGAGCAGTTAAAAACAGACATCCTGTTTTTGATTCACGATATGGAAACCATCCTGCGCCTCAATAGCCTTGGAAAAACCAAGGAGATTGCTGACCTGATCAAACTAACCCTCAAATGACACCTGAAATGATCGGACAAGACATCCTTTGGTTTTTCCAAGGCATGATCAATATCCTAATCCCATTCTCGCTAGCATTCATCGCACTCCACATCTACTACACAAACAAATGAACACACACGAACTATCCTCACTTGAAGGACTACTAGCCTGTCAGATCAAACTGGCAGAGCGTCACGGCCTCGACGAGATCCGCATTAGCGTTCCACGCGCACGCGAGATCCTGCATCAGGCAATCATTGGTCAGAAGCGTTCAGAAATTGCGCCTAAAAAGGAGCCGTTGTTCTTTAGCCGACTCGACGCAATTCACTTCACATCATAAATATATGCTTGACACTGATACCGAAGCGTCTAAACCCAACCAAATGGATACACACCCATACAAAGCAGGCAAAGACGATATGCGTGAGCAATTGCTCGCGTTCATCTACGAACGCTACTGCTACTACCGAACCTTCTTTGGGAAGGAATCGCAAACAGCATTAGAACTGAAGCGCATCATCCTCGACATCCGCGAGGATCAGGCGAAAGAAATCGAAAACATAAAATCAACCGCCACTGATGAATGATCTCTGGCGACCTGCGAGTATCCCTGCTGGATGGAGTGCGGCATATAAAAGCCTATCTGCTCGCTGGGAACTCGTATGTCGTCATGGATTTCATCACCCTCACCCTGATGATCCTAACTTGAAAGCGGACGGCATCCATGCCTGCGATGGGTGCTGTTCCGAGTTCAAAGAGTTTTCCATAAATAAATCCCATGAAATTACATCATAATCCCTGCATCCCATACATTTGGATAATGCTTGATAATCTTGACAAAAGAGGCTTGTTAGTCCGTAAATTGCGTCCTGCGGTAATTATGCCGCTGAAAAATCAAACCAATTTATGTCAAAAGAGCCTGTCAACCACCCTGCCTTCCCTGTGTCAGCCTACGCTGGAGACAACACTAACCCTCCAGTGCGCCCCAACAGCGGCATGAGCATTAGAGACTACTTCGCATCCGCCGCTTTAGTTGGACTCACTACGCCAGCATCAGCAGGCGATCCAGAGGCAACAGCGGAGAATGCTTATGCGATTGCTGATGCAATGCTCCAAGAAAGGCTGTATACTACGCGCAAATAATATGTGGCATCACAATCCTAAAAACCCTCTTCAGGTAAATAAGCCCAAAGCACCTGCCAAGCCTGCGGCTCTCAACGCCAGCGCGGAGGAGCCTAAGTCATCATCGCTGTCATCGCTGAAGTTTGCTACTCCTGAGATTCGCGTCGGCCTGAACAGCGCGAAGTCGTCCATGCCTGATAGCGTCAAAGTTCCCAAGGTATCTACCAAGATGCCTAAAGATAAGAATGTCATCATTCCCAAAGTCAAAAAAATGCCCAAGCGCAAGCTGACGGCCTAACCAAACAAACACCAACACCATGGAAGATACAACATCCGAAACATCCAGCGTAGCACCTGAAGTAGTAGCCGCCGCTGGCGCAACAGGAACCGCTCCAGAGGCTCCCACAAACATTGTGCCTATGCCTGCGCCTGAAAGCACAGAAAACGCGCCTACAGAGGCTCCTGCGAAGCCAGAACCTAAGAACCTTCAGGAGCTTATTGCTAGCATCGACATTGAGAATGTCACCGAGCATGAGATCATCATTGACTTAGTATCTGGCATCCAGCAGGTGGCGGTTCGCGCTTCCATCGCTCTGGGATTACTTGAGCGCAAGGCCAAGGCCGAGGCCGCTAAAGCTACTGCCGAGGCCGCTAAAGCTACTGCCGAGGCCGCTAAGACTACTGAGACTCCAGCCGCCGAGTAATGAAATCAGGCAAAGCCAACAACACCGCTCGCGCTTCCAAGGCATCGGACGCCGCGAGCAGATTGACGGCTCCACGCGCCCACGCCGCTCCGAAGGCTCCTATGGGAGCTAACGGAGAGACTGGCGATGTCCAGCGCGCCGCTAGAAAGGTATTCATCCTGCGACGCAACAATCTATCGACAGCCAATTGACACATTCATTCATTCACACATGGACGACATCGTAAACCATCCGAGACACTATACCGCTCATCCCAGCGGCATTGAGGCCATACAGGTCACCGAGCATATGAACTTTTGCCTTGGAAACGCAATGAAGTACCTCTGGCGTTCAGGCAAGAAAGACGCCGCTACAGAAATTACTGACCTGCGTAAAGCGATCTGGTATATAGAGCGCGAAATCCTACGCCTACAAACTCCCAATGAAAAATAAAAACCCTCACCTCCAGCGTCTCATCAATAAGACTGAGACCTATCACGAACTCATGAACAGCCGTATCTCTCCTAAGACGCGCAAGAGCCTCAACAGCAAGTTGGGCGGTCTCGCGAAGGGCATGAAGATCAAACCAATGGACATGGAGGGAAACAAATGAAAAAAGGTCTCTGGTACAACATCCACATGAAGCAGAAGCGCATTGAGGCTGGATCTGGCGAGAAGATGCGTAAGCCAAACAGCGCAGGCGCACCTACGGACGCCGCCATTAAAAAGTCACAAAAAACATCCAAGAAAAAATGAGCGAGAAGAAATTTAAGAAGGTTGTTACCAATCCTGACACAGGAAAGAAGAATACCATTCGTTACGGCGCGAAAGGATATTCAATCGCTCCTCACACGAAGAAAGGCGACTCCTACTGCGCTCGTTCAGCAGGACAAATGAAAGACCATCCAGCGGCGGCGCATGATCCAAACTCCCCACTGCGCCTCAGTCGCAAGAAGTGGGCGTGCATTGGCAAGCGTTCTGCGCGATGAGCGAGGCTATTCCTAAAAATCAATTCGGATGGGGAGGCGGCAAAGGCGACTACGAACGCCCAGTCAACCGCCGTGTGTTCCGCGAGAACATCGACAAGATTAAGAAGGGAGCGATGCGCGGTACACCTGTTGCAAAGAAGGGTGGAAAAACTACATACAAATATTTATGAAAGTCACAAAGAAACTCGTAAAGCATCTTACCAAAATTGGCAAAATCGGAGGCAAGGCAACCACCGAAAAAAAGGCAAAAGCGGCAATCGAAAATGGCAAAAAGGGCGGCAGGCCGAGGAAACATCCTGTCCGCCAAGCCGCATAAACAAAGGCTCTAGAAACTATTTTCATTTTCTGAAAGATTTTCCTTGGAAACCCAAGCGATCTAGGCAATATTGGTCGTGTAGTCAATAAACACACACCAACACACACACATGAAAAACAATGGTTACTTCATCAGCACAGGCGACAAGAGCGGCTTCTATACACTTCGCAGGATGGACATCGAACCCACCTACGAGATGAACGACAACGGCGATTACGCCTGCACAGGTGAAACGCACAAGGAGACTTTCCTCCAGAACCTGTCCACAGATCGCTCCGAAGCCATCATTAAGGCCAAGGCTCTCACAGGTCACGACCTTGAGATCGGATTTGACCTGACCGAGATCGAACGCCTGAAGGCCGAAGAGTATGCGCTCCGCCGCGAGCAGAAGCAGGCAACAATCCTTGCCTTCATCGCCTCCAATACCAAGTTCAGCGAGATGTACAACTTCGCCGCCCAAAATACTGGCAACACCTTCGCATCAGTTCGCGGAGAGTACGAGATCAGCACCATCCGTGACATCATCCAGAAACTGGAGCAGTACGGATCGGTTTCCGAGTCACAGGTTAACTTCGCGGTAAGCCTATTCAATAGCCTGATGGAAAAGATCGAACAGACTAAGGTTATTGAGGCCGCCAAAGCCGCGCTCATCGCCAGCGGTGCAAAGGCTCCTGAAGGCAAACAAAGTGTCTCTGGGACGATCTTAGGCTTCAAGGAGGTGGTATCCTACATCAATGGTCGTAGCCGCTTCACCACCAAGGCAATCATCCAGCTTGATAACGGAACCAAGTGCTACGGCACGCTGGCTTCTTGCTCTCAAGCCATGAAGGGGGCGAAGGTCTCATTCACCGCTGACTTTCAGATCAGCAACACTGATCCACTATTCAGTTTCTACAAGCGTCCAACCAAGTGGGTTGAGACGATGGCGGAGGAAACAATTGCCGCATTAAAATAATTCTTTACACGCAATCCCAAGCGCATATATAAACCTTCCCTGTGGTCACAAAACACACACACACATCCATGATTTCCATTATGCCCACCAATCTGACAAAAAATCAGATTTCTACTTTAAGAAATTGTGCCAAAAAGCATGGCGCAGTCTTGCGGCTTGATTCTTACGGATTCACTTTGGATTGCGGTTCCAAAATTTGGAAAACCTCGCAAGACCCAACAATGTATTTTCAAAGGGATTCTAAAAACTTTTCTTGTGCAATTTCCATGATGGATTTTGGTACGGAAAATCCTAGATAATCACCAACCAACCCAAACAAACACACATATGGCTAACACCACATCAACCCTAAACTCCGCCCTAGTAGCCGCCCTTGGCGAGCTTCGCAATGTCCCAAAGGACAAAGTCAATCCGCACTTTAAGTCGCGGTTCACATCACTCGACGCAATCCTCGACGCCACGCGCCCTGTGCTTTCCAAGCATGGGCTGGCAATGTCGCAGGAGCCAGTCTATGAGGACGGCATGGCAGGCGTAGTTACACGCATCATCCACGCTGGCGGTGAAAGCCGCGAGAGCAAGCTCCTCTTGCCTCTACGCGACCAGTCCGCCCAAGGCGTTGGCTCTTGTTTGAGCTACGCTCGCCGTTACTCCGCCGCCGCTGTTTTAGGAATTGCTAGCGATGAGGATGACGATGGTCAGGTCGCCAGCACACCTATCAAATCGGTGATCGCAAAGCCAGCCTTCAAGAAGCCAGAGCCTGCGCTTTCGCCAGAGCCTACCACACCAGCCGCCAAGGACGAGTGGGAGATCATGTTCAAGACAATGGAGGCGTACAAGGTTTCCGAGGAGCAGGTTCGCTCATTCCTTCTAGCCAAGGGCGTCGAGGTTCCAGAGTTCCTGATCGACCTGCCGCTCGCTGTTGCCAAGCGCGTCAACGAGAAGTTCGCGGACATCGTAACCTCCACCAAGAAATAGTATGACCGACGAACGCAAAGACAAGATGTCAGGCAGTGCGATGGCTAGCTACGCCGCCTGCGCTGGCAAGTATCAGCTAGAGATCACCTGTCCCCCCAGCGAGTCTGGGGCGGCGGCGATCATGGGCAACCGCATCCACCAGTATATGCAAGATCCCATGTCGATCATCCTGACCGACGAGGAGCAGGAGATCGCAGATCGTTGCCAAGTTGAGTACGAGGAGATCCGAGAGGCTATCGCGCTTGGAGACCCTGACAGCACGACGCTTGAGAAACGCCTCTGGTACGGCGACATCTGGTCAGGCCAGATTGACCGCATCGATCACTTCGGTGAGGAAACCGCGCTGGTAGTCGATTGGAAGACTGGTCGCGTCGGTACAGGCAACACGGCGGCGGAGAACCTTCAGCTTCGTTCTTACGCAGTTTTAGTAAAAAAGAACCTGCCGAAGCTCAAGCGCATCTTGGTAGCCATCGTCCAGCCTATGGCGGCGAAGTTCACCATCGCGGAGTACAACGAGAACGACCTGATCCAAGCCGACGAGCAGATCCAGTCCATCGTCAACGCCGCGCTAGCACCTAACGCTCCGCGCTCGCCATCACCTGACGCCTGTAAATATTGCCGCGCCAAGTCTATCTGTCCTGAGGCCGCAGGTGTTGTATCTCAGATGGACAATGTAAAAGCTGAGATCGTTCCAAAGCTGACCGACGAACAGCTAGGCGATTACTTGGAAAAGATTGACATCCTTGAGCCGTTGTTTGAGGCATTCCGTGAAGAGGCAAAGCGCAGGCTTTTAGATGGTCACCAGATCGTCGGACGCAAGCTGACCTCTGGACGCACCAGCCGCAGTGTTGAGTCGGTACACGACCTCGTACCGCTCTTAGCGGATCACCTGAATACCGACGACATTCTCGCCTGCTGTAAGGTATCACTTCCACAACTTGAGAAGACTTTTGCCGCAAAGACCGAAATGGCTAGCAAAGACGCGAAGATCGCGTTGGAGAAGGCCATTGCCGAAGTCCTTGTGAGCAAGACGAGCGCACCAATCATGGTTCGCGCGAAGTAAACACAAACAACAAAAACCCATGCCAAACAAACCGACAGATAAACAAATAGATATATCAATGGCTCTTGCTTATAGAGCGGTTGAATGTTTAGAAGATCCAGTGAATAACCAAATTGAAGTTATGAAAGATTATCTTCAACTTTTGGCAGATTCTAATCTCATTGATCCAGAAGACGGCGAGAAATATATCAAAACGGCTATTCATGCCGCAGTCGATTCTATCCTCGACGCAGATAGCGAAGAGGCAGAAGAAACCAAGCAGGAATCCTGCTGTAACAAGTAAACAAGATGGCATACGAACATAAAGAAGGTAAGGGAACGATTTTCCCTAACGACTACAAGCAAGATGACAAGCATCCTGACTATCGCGGCAAAGCGATGTGGAAGGGCGAGATCATTGAGATCAGCTTGTGGGAGGGCGAGACACAGGGCGGCGTCAAGAAGTTTGGCGTTGCAATCAGCGAGCCTCGCGCACCGAAGGACAAGCCTCAAGGCTTCATCAAACAGAACGCGCAGGCGTACAAGAAGCCTGAACGCGAAGACGACGGCGACAGAATCCCATTCTAAGAATGAGCGCAGTGGTTGCAAAGAAGGGCGTCAAGGACGACGACACATTCATCTGCGATGACTGCGGAGATCCCATCATGGGTAACCGCATCATCAATGGAGAGATGGTCTATTATGTGAAACAGGATCTATCCAACCCACATAACAACCGCTATCGTTGTGCCGATTGCCAAGACGACCTTTGGAATAATTACTAATCATGGAACCTATCTCCTTCATCATCCCTGTGACGCCAGTGTCCCTTCAGAATTCTGGCAGAAAGGTGATGGTGATGGGAGGTAGGCCAGTCTTTTACAAAGACAAAAAAGCGAAGGACTGGATCAAGGTTGTTGGCTACTACGCCAAGAATTACACGCCAGACCAGCCATACGAGGGAGCCATCAAGCTAACGCTGACATTCGTCATGAAGCGGCCTGTTGCGTTGAACGCTAAGAAGTTCAGCCAAGGGCGCATACCTGCCGACAAGCGGCCTGATACCGACAACCTATGCAAGTGCCTCACCGATGCGCTGATTGGGTTTTGGGTTGACGACGCACAGATAACTACACTACAAGCATCAAAGTGGTTCGCGGCTCGCACAGAGATGCCACGAATCGAAGTGCATATCGAACCAATAAATTTACAAACACATGGACAGCCAGAAAGCATTTGAGAAGTGGTACGCTACTGAAGGAATCAGGACGCCAGTACCGAAGGGCGAACACGATCACGAATTCTATCAGCGGATTGCATACCTAGCAGGCGCAGAATCCGCGATGAACTACTGCATCGATGTAATCGATCAAGTCGAGACAAAGCTGAAAAATAAATGAACTACTACAGCTTCCATGTGGGTGACTTCGCCGCCCACACATCACACCTGTATCCAATGGAGGAGCTAGCGTACCGCCGTATGCTCGACCAGTATTACCTAAGTGAATCACCACTGCCGCTGGACGCAGAGCGCGTTGCACGCCTGATCGGAATGCGCGACCAGTCTGCTATGGTAGCGGAACTCCTGTCTGAATACTTTCTGAAATCAGAAGATGGCTGGCATAACAAGCGCGCTGATTCCGAAATCGCCATCTATCAGGCCAAGGCTAACCGCGCGAAAGCCGCAAATGCTTCGCGCTGGTCAGAGAAGAAGTCTGATGTGGATCTGAAATCAGAACGAAATCAGCTCCCAACCAATAACCAAGAACCATTAACCAAGAAGTCTTATATAAATAAGAAGAAGGTATCCAATCTTCCTGACGAAGAATGGATCGCCGCGCTCAAGGTTCAATACGACTGGATTGATTTTGAAACCGAGTTCAGGAAGATCGACTCATGGCTGGCAGTCAACCCACAACGCCACAAGACTCGCAAGTTTCTTATCAACTGGCTCAACCGAGTCGAGAGGCCAGTAAAGACTTCAGTAGCAGGCACACAAACAACCAACCCATACTCTGGTATATTTTAATCATGGAAACGATTTCAACGAATTGCATAGATTGTCAAAGCACTTTCGATGCCGAAAACATTACCTTCAACGGACGCACCCTGTTCAGTAACTCCATCTGTCCCACCTGCCTCGATAAGCGAATCGAAGAGTCAGATAGCAACCGCGAGCGCGAACTCCTAGAAGGGCGTAGGAATGCGTTTTGGAGTGAAGTGCCAAGATTGTACGCAGAAACGGATAAAGTGCGCCTACACGCCAACCTAGCGAGCGCAATCGATAGCTGGGAGTATTCACCCAAGGGTCTTGGCATGATCGGAGCTTCAGGAGCAGGAAAGACCAGAGCCGCAGTAGAGATTTTATTCAGGGAACACGAACTGGGTAGGAGCATCTGCTTCCTGAAGGCAACCAAGCTAACCCAGCACGCTCAGGATAGGTTCAACAACGACGACCAGATCAAGCACACCGCCGAGATGCGACTCCGCAAAGCCTATACCTGCAAGTTACTTTTGATCGACGACCTTGGTAAGGGACGCCTGCCAGCCAGCGCGGAAGAACTTCTTTACGACCTGATCGACGAGCGTTCAGAGCGCGGATTACCTATCATCTGGACATCCAACGCATCTGCTGACGATCTCTATGAAATGCTATCTAAAGACAGGGGGAAGGCAATCCTGCGCCGCCTGATCGACTTCTCATCCATCGTAACCATATGAACGAAATCCTTTATCTAATCGAAGAGGTAAAGGATCACGATCACCGCCAATGGATAAAGAAATCACTTTATAGGTCACTTAGCGATTGTAGAAAGCGAGCCAAAATAAAAAACATTAATTATAACATTGACCAAAATGACATTGACCACCTCTTATTCATCAACTCAGACCGCTGTTCAGTTTCAGGAATCAAATTCAAACGCCGTGATGAAAGCCACTACCGAAACCCATACGCCCCAAGCATCGATAGGATCGATTCCTCCAAAGGCTACATCAAGGGAAACATTCGCCTCGTCGCTTACTGCATCAACAATGCCATGAACGAATGGGGCGAGGACATCATCAAGGAAATCGCAACCTCGTACTACGAGTGGAACACACACATATGAACCTATTCAAACGCATCGCCTGCTACCTATCAGGTCACTTCATCGTAGTCACACACACCCAACCGCGCCACCTCCAGTGCCTGCGCTGTAACAACATCTGGAAGAATCTATGAAGACAAACACACAAACAAAACCAGCACCCAAGCTCAAGCGCGGAGACTGGAACAAGAAAAAGACAATGCAGTTCTGGGCTATGCACCCTTCAGGCCGCGAGATGTGGGTCACGCCAGAGCGCATGGAGAAGGCCGTCCTAACCATGAAAATGAAATGGTAATCCACCCTGAACCAGACCCTGACGATATATGAGACCCAAAATCATCCTCACAACTGAAAACAATCAACCTGAAAAACCAAGGTGCGTACTTTGCAATCATCCAACAGACATCTACAGCGACACGCGCCTCTGCGAAGTCTGCGATTCATCACAAAAGATGAAAGGCATCCCTTTCCCTGAAATCACCGATCACGACGAACAAATTTGTGAAGTATTAGCTTCAGATGTTGTCTTTTACAAAGAAATGATCAGGTCGCTTCGTAAATGCCTCGCTCAAGAGAAAAAAGCGCGCCGCAAGGAAGTCAGGTCACTCCATAAATCAAACCTACAAAACAAGAAAGAACGCGATGAAGCAAAGCTCGCATTCAAGATACTGGGAGACAAGTACGACCAACTCATCAACGACATCAAAGCCAAGTCGCAATGATCAGAATCGATATCACATCTGATATCAGATCAGAAGCAGAACGCCGCGACAAAAATGCATACTATCGTTATGGAACAATCGCGACCAAACTCACAAACTCACGCCGCCACGGCTTCATCGCAGAGGTAGTCTGCCAGCACACGCTCGCAGGCATGGAGTACACCAACGAGAACGAGATTGACCTACGCAACTGGATGGGCGAATCGTTCGATGTCAAGTGCCACACGACGAAACAAGAGCCGACGCTTTACGACGCTTGCACAATTCCACAGACCTCAAAGATCCACACCGACCACCTCATCTACTGCTACGCCAACGACAATAGCGTATGGATAGCAGGACACATACCAACCAAAACATTCTACGCCATCAGCGAACTCATGCCAGTAGGCCACCAAGGAAAATACTTCACTTACGACTATGCGAGGTATGAGATAATTGCTGGAGATTTAGATCCAGTAACCAGTCTAATGCCAATAAAAAGATAATGCGCTGGCTCAAAAATAACCATTTAGTTATGTTAGAAGTCAAGCATATAATCTATTTACTCTGATAGATTTTATTATTTACTATTATTGCGTAATAATTACTTATAAGAGAAAACCAACCGACCTTTTCTATGCCGATCCTCAAGAACCCTGAACATGAACGCTTTGTGCGCCTGCTATCCCAAGGATTGTCTCAGGCCGACGCCCTGATGAAGTGTCGCCCCAATATCAAACGAGAATCCGCTGGCGTGCTGGCATCGCAAATCGCCAACAGGCTGGAGGTGAAGTCTCGCTTCGCGGAGATCAAGGAGTTAATCGACAGCCAGTTTGCTATGGCACTAGGTGAGAAGCGCGACCTGTTACGGCGGATGGCTCTGGGCGAAGTTCCTACCAAGATTACCAAGAAGTCTAATGGTCAGGTTGAAGCGACTTTCGACAAGTTGGCGGCATTGCAGGCGGATGCGAAGCTGGGAGGCGAATACGCGCCTGAACAACACATCGTGACCAGTGGGCCAACCCTGAAGCTGGAGTTCCACGGCGTAGGGCGCAACACCAACATGACGCCTGCGCTGGAGGAGGAATGGAAACGCCTGAACGCGCCGCCTGAAGTCAGGACATACAGCGAGCCTGTCACCATAGAAGCAGAGTTTGAACGCTATCAGGACATGGACATCGACGAAGATCCGCCATCCATGAAGGAAGTTACAGAGATAATCGATGAGGCGAACACCTAAGTCCACTATTTATGAGTGGTATTATCTGTAGTTATGGATAACCTACTCTGATGACGGCCTCAGATATGCCAATTATCTCCCATGTTACATCCGTTCTATTCCTGATCGGATTTGCTGTATTTTGCTGGATTATCTATAAAAAGACGCGCAAGGTAGTTAAGCGAGGTAATAAAGCCGCTAGGCGCAGGAAAATCGCAGGCTTTTAATTATCCAATTGACATAAGGTATGTCGGCGGCTAATAGTCATGAATGGCTACAACTTTCACCGCTGGTAACATCTACCCTACTAGGAACGCCGCCCTTCATGGCATCAACCCTGCAACGCAGGTGACCAGCACGGCCGTAGTGCCTCTTACCGAGAACTTCGTCTGCCACGCCATTACCGAGGCAAACGGCGTCTTCCTTGACCACACGAACAACACGAAACGCTACGAGCTTTATTTCGACGCCAATGGTCAGTTCATCTATCCATATGGCAGGTTTCCCAACGCTCCGATCTGCCACTCCAGCTACACGACTGGCGTAGACAATACCAGCGGCGCAAACTAATCCCTTATGGCAGTAGCCATACCGCCAACAGGGTGGAACTATCAGTACCCCAACGCTGATGGCTCCTACACGCGCATCACGGCGGCTACGCTGGATGACCTCTATGTCAGGGTAGCTGAGTATCAGCTTGGGCCAGCCAACTGCACGACGCTCGCCTGCCTGATAGCCTACAACGCGCAGATCAACGCTCTCCTACCTACGATCATCCCTGCTGTCAACGCCTACCTATCAACCGAGAAGGCGGCTGTTGAAGCCTGCGCCGCGCGTAATAGAGGCTGTTGTTCCTACTAACGATTCTTCTTTGACGGCTTTGCCTGCGGCTTTGAGACCGCCCTGCCGTAGATGGTCTTCTCGCGGATGGCGTCAGGCAGGTCTCGCACGAATATCTTCAGGCGCATGGCGTAGTCAGGACTCATGAGTGTGATCAGGTGACTGAACTCCTCACCTTGCGACGCCAGCTTGGTGGCTTCGGTGAATGTGTGTGATTGAAGCTGGTCGTATTGGTTATACATTGACGCGAAGGCTACCACAATATAGGCAACTATGGCAATGAATCAACAAACAGAGGACACAGGATATAGGCTAACGCCGCCACATTCCATCAAGGTTTTTCACGCTCATGCCGTAAATATTCGCAAGGAGGCGGATAGGGACGAGGAGCTTGGTCTGTTGTATGCGGCTCAGTACATCATCACCGAGACGGCTAAGAACGCTGTTGGTTTGACTGAGATCGACCTGCCGACGGCTGAGATGGTGGTGCGCCAGTATGTGATGCACCTACTGAATCACGACCAATTTGAGGCGGCGGCTACAATCCTTTGGGGAGCGGCGGTCTATGACTGGAGACCGAAGAGTTCGCGTGACACATGGCGGTGTCTGTTCGCTGGTGATCGCGTGCTGGTACAGGGCGCAGGTGCTATGGGCAAGAGCTTTGGGGCGGCGGCATGGTTCTACTTGGACTGGTATCGCGACCCTGAGTACACCTGTATCAAGGTGATCTCGCTGACGAAGGAACACGCCGAGCGGAACATCTTTGCGAACATCAAGACCTTTCATCGGACTGCGCTGGTGAAGCCGATCACCGATCAGGAGGACAAGTCTACCAGCATTCAAGTTACCAACGACAGCAAGCAGGGCATCCATCTGGTAGCCATTCCGAAGGGCGAGAGCGGTCATGGAACCCTGCGCGGATTCCATCCCATACCGAGAGCAGGCAAGGAGCATCCGAAGTGGGGAAGATTGTCGCGCACCCATGTGGTGTTGGACGAGGCCGAGGAAGTCCCTGTCGGCGTCTGGGAGGGTATCAACAACATCTTGTCCACAGCGGATACGGAGAGTCACAAGGGTCACATCAAGATTTTTGGCGCGTCAAATCCGAGGGATAGGACTAGCAACTTCGCCCAGCGGTGTGAGCCGAAAGACGGCTGGGCATCAGTGGACTGCGAGGACGACTTTGAGTGGGACAGCAAGGAGGGATACCATGTGTTGCGACTGGACGCCGCTCGCTGTGAGAATGTGATTGAGAAGCGGATTGTCTACGCTGGTCTCCAGACCTATCAGGGTTACATGGGATACATCTCGCGCGGTAGGACTGCCGAGGCGATGACGATGGCTCGCGGCTGGTTCCCTGAAGAGGGCATGGCGATGGGGATCATCACGCCTGCCATGATGGACAACGCGCTTGGTATAGTGCGCTTCATTGGGCCTGTAGTTCCTCTGGCGGCGTTTGACTTGGCTCTGGAGGGTAACGATCAGGTGATGTGTTCCTACGGACGATTTGGGCTGTCTGACGGCTGGACTCCTCAGTCTGGTCATTTCATTCCATTCAAGACGGCGAGGGTGGTGATGCAGTTGGACTCGCAGATACCATTCCCTAAGAAGGCGACGCTGGAGCAGACACAGGCGATCATCAAGTTTGCGAGGACGATGAAGATTGCACCCAACTGGCTGTGTGTGGACAGGACTGGCAACGGCGCAGGCATTCACGACTCCCTGTGCAGTCTGTTTGGTAGCGAGGTGATGGGAGTCAATTACTCATGGGCGGCTAGCGACACGCACATTCTGGGCGACGATAGTCAGAAAGCATCGGAGTTATACAACGGCGTCGTGACCGAGTTGATTTTTGGATTGGCGAAGTATTTGGAGTTTGAGTACCTGAAGATCAGTCCCAGCTTCAGGAATGAGGATCTGATCCGACAGGCTACGGCTCGCAGGTACAAGCAGAAGGGCAAGGGTCTAGTGCGCGTCGAGAGCAAGGGCGACTACTGCAAGCGGACGAGGAGCAAGTCTCCTGACGCATTGGATTCGCTGTCGATGCTGGTCTACCTGATGCGCCAGCGCGGTGGGGCGGTAGCTACAATGACCGAGACGAAGCCAGAGGGCAACTCGCGCCAGCGTGAATTGCAGAGCCTTGTTGACAAGATGGAGTTTGTTGATATGTCTGATTAGCTATGAATACAGACAACCCATTACCAAAGTTTCCGTACACAGGACGGCGGTTTACTAGCACCGAGGCGTTCTTGGATGACAAGCCGATCCTTCCGTACCATGAGGTGACCATTGAGGATAATGTCGCATGGAAGGTAAACCCTGACTGGGTGAGCGCGCCATACTATGAGGTGTTGGATCACCAGCCTGAAAGTGGCTACTTCAGGAGGCTGAAGGAGATATGAATCCGAAACATAAATGCCCAGCCTGCGGTACGGAATGCAAGCCACACCAGTGCAAGGCGTGTCAGGAAAAAGCGGCTATAGTCTACAAACGCATGGGTAAAAATAGGCCATAACCTCATTATAGAATCGCATTTACTCTGTAAAATGTGCTATAATCGGTAAAAAAATTTCATATTACCCTTTGGTGTAATGGGAACACATCTCCCTTTGGAGGAGAGATTCATGGTTCAAGTCCATGAGGGGTAGCCAATTTATAGGGAGTTTAGGGAGTTTAGGGAGTTTACAAACGCTTGACAGATATTCATAAGTGCATAGGATTTGTAATCTCGTGGGAATCTTCGGTGAACCACTGCTCTGATTGATCTGAAAAGACTCGGTTGGATGCTTATAATCGGAGGAGGCTTGAGGGGGTGAGTCGAGAGGCTAACGCTAGTTTACTAGGGGGGCGGCATCGAACATTAGCGACCTGAACCTCCTCCGACATTTTTTCTTTTCTTTTTACCAGCTTAGGTTTTTGATTGAGCTTCATGAATACATCAACCACCGATACCACACCAACGCCGAGGACTGATGAGGCTTGCGAGGCAATGGGCTTAAAAGCCTTTGTAGTGCCAGTAGAAACCTCTCGCCAGCTAGAGCGCGAACTCGCCGAGAAATCCAACGAGGTCGCAAGGCTTCGTGAGGAACTTGATCGCCTTAAACGAGGATGCCAAGGGTCATGCTACGCGTGTGAACCAGTTGGAGCAATGAACCTCAAACTAGAAGCCGAGGTCGCAAGGCTCCGCGAGATAGTGGAGCGATACCGAGCCGAAACCTGTCCTTCGGAAAAGGACACATCCACCGAAACCTGTCCTTCTCAAAAGGACGACCAATGGCGAGAGCTTGGCCCAGACGAGATGATCCAAGAGGGTGATGAACGCACAGACTTTTTGCATGGGTTGGCATGGAGAAAGGTTGAAAACAGCATCGGCACACTTGCTTGGAAATGGACTACGCTGAAATTCCGCACCCTCCGTCCGTTGCCAAAAAAGAAAGCTCCAACAAAGTAATCTGTTAATAAAACCGCTACATATTTTTAACAGCTATCATTCAGAAATAGTAAATGACATCTACTATTCCTGTATATTAATGCACGCTACAAAGAAGCATTGTAGTGATCACACTACATACTTTGCACTTGTGTAACAGATCGTAGACATCTCTCAAATGTTGATGATCGTAGACACCTGATTAATCACCGCATTATACCTGATTGGGTATGATTCCTGAGTGATAAATCACAATTATCACCGCAAGGGTATATTGTCATGTCGATGAATCCGCGTTTTCTGTACATGAGAGCGTTGATATGTACACGCTATCGACATTTTCTTTATACAACGACGATTTAAGTAAAGTGCGCTTTACACAAGATTGCAGTATTCGTAATGTAATTTATATGAGTAATCCACTTCCACTTAACTTTTTAGATAACTATAACACACACGGCGCGGCTATTGACCTGCCTCACGCC